CTTTGGTAATTTCAAGGCGGGTTATTTGATTGCCGAACGGAGCGAGACTAATATCTTGCGCGATCCTTATTCGAACAAGCCTTATGTCCATTTCTACGCAACGAAGCGTATTGGTGGCGCGCTGATCAATTCGGCGGCGATCAAATTGATGCGTTTTTCGCTGACCTAAGCATTTTGGCCTCTGCCCGTTGCGTTGATGGGTAGAGGTCATTTTTGGTTAAAATAATACATATCAAAAGCCGATATGGCAAAAATAGCGTAATCCTAGTTACGCGCTTCCCCAATTTTCAAAGGAACATCAGATGTTGAGCCTTGATCCGCTCGCCCTCGACAGCGTCATGCTGGCCGAGGTTCGGGCCTATATGCGTGTCGATGCGGGCACCGATGACAGCGTGATCGCCGCCTGCGCCGTCGCCGCCGTTGAACATGCCGAGCAGTTCACGCGGCAGATACTGATCCGTCGTGGTGCAAAGGATATGGTCACGACAGGGTCAGGCTGGCAAATATTGCAAGCCATGCCCGTGCAGTCAATCGTGGGCGTGAAGGGCATTCCGGCGGAGGGCGCAAGCCTTGCCATGGCAGCGTCGGCGTGGGAGGCAAAGATCAGCTCACGCGGAGAAGCCTATTTCAGGGTGCTACAGCCCGGAATTGCGGGACGTGCGGAGGTATCGCTTATCGTTGGTCTGTCGGCCAATTGGGCCAGTCTGCCCGAGTCACTTCGGCTTGGCTTGCTGCGGCTGACGGCATATTTTTACAACAACCGCGATGCGAGCGATGATGCTGGTCCACCTGCCGCTGCACTGGCGTTGTTGCTCCCATTCCGCCGGATGCAATTGGCATGAGCGGGGAATTTGCAGGCACGTTGCGCGAACGTGTCGTGATCGAAACGCGACTTGGCAACCGCGACAGCCGCGCAGGCGCGGTGGGCAATTACCGCTATGACGGGCAGGCATGGGCAGCGGTTTCACCGTTAATGCCCGCCGATCTGACGCGCGGCGATGCCTTGTCGGCACTGCCGCGTTGGCGGGTGACATTACGTAAACGCGAAGGCGTGGGGATTGGCACGCGGCTGACATGGCGAGGCAAATATCTGGCGGTGCGCGGGGCCTTAAGTGACCCGCAGACGCCCGCGCAAATGCTCCTGACCTGCGAAGAAGTGCGATGAACGCCGAACGGCTGAAGGCCAAAGCCGACGTCTTGGGCGCAGCCCGCGTGCAGCGGATCAGCGACCGGTTGATGGCAACTGACTTACCGCAAGGCGTGCGCGCCGAACGCAGTGACGAAGGCGTGACGTTAGTGGCCAAAAACCTGCGCCGCCGAATGCTGGACGACGCGCAATTAAGGAATTTCGGACGATGAGTGATGCAGTGCAAGCCTTGCAAGCTGCCGCCGTGGCAGCGCTGTCGGCGCACCCGGTGTTGGCCGCACAGTTGACGGGCATTTATGACGGCCCGCCGCCGCGTGCCGCCTTTCCTTATATCGCCGTCACCGATGGGGTGACGAGCGACTGGGGCACCAAGACCAAGCAAGGCCGCGAAATCCGGCTGGCGTTTACGGTGTGGGATGATGGTGAGGCCGCGACGCGGCTCACGGACCTTATGGGCCATGTTGACGATGCCTTATTGGCGATCCCACGTGATTTGCCCGGCTGGCGGATCGCGAGCTTGGTCTTCCTACGGTCGATGGTGCTGCGCGATCCGGCGGGGCCATGGGCGGGGCTGGTCGAGCATCGCGTCCGATTGCTTGCCGTCTAAATCACATAATTTTTCCGCCGATGCGCGGATATTTTCGAAAGGATAAGGGCATATGCCAGTAGAAAAAGGAAGCGCCTTCCTGTTGAAGGTTGGCGATGGCGCAGCGACGCCGGTATACGCAACGGTCGCTGGCCTGCGCACCACGCAATTGTCGATCAATGGCGATCCGGTGGTCATCACCCATAAGGGCAGCGGCGCGTGGCGCGAATTGCTGTCGGGCGCGGGTGTGCGGTCGGTGTCGGTGTCAGGGGCGGGCGTCTTTACCGGATCATCGGCGGAGACGCGGATTAAAAACAACGCCCTTTCGGGGCAGTTGGATGATTATGAGTTAAGTTTTGAAGGTGGGGAGCGGCTGCGCGGAAAATTCCTGGTCGCAAGGCTCGATTATGCGGGCGATTTCAATGGGGAGCGGTCCTACACGCTGGCGCTGGAAAGCAGCGGACAGGTAACGTCCTTATGACGCGGTCAGCCAATAAGGCGCGCGGCGAGGCGTCGTTGCTGCTGGATAGCGGGGCGGTTATTTTGCGCCCAAGTTTTGCGGCCTTGGTCGCGGCAGAGGAGGAGCTTGGACCGTTGTTCGCGCTGGTGGAACGGGCGGCGGCGGGCAATTTGAAGCTATCCGAAATGGTCGCTCTATTTTGGCATTGTCTTTATGACGCCGACGCCGAAATGACGCGCGATAGGTTCAGCGAAAGCGTTGCCAAGGCCGGGCTTTCGGCGATGACGCCCGCGCTGAAAATCCTACTTGGCCAGATATTGAGCGGGCAATGACCTTTGCCGATGTCGCGGCCCAATTCGCGGGGCGCACGGCCCTGACATTGGGATGGCGGCCCGATGACTTTTGGAACGCCACACCCGCCGAATTGCTGGGCATATTGCAGGCGATTGCGGGCGATGGCGAAGCGCCGCCAAGCCCGGACATTATACACCGACTGATGACGCGGTTTCCAGATAGCCCAAGCGGAGAGACATGATGGATGAAGAAATTGATCGGCTGGTCGTGTCGGTGCGCGCCGACACCCGCGCCTTTGCGAGCGACGTTGCCGCGATGCGCGCGGAACTCGACGGGCCATTTGCCGACGGGTTGGAACGCGCCGGGGCCGCGCTGGAACGCGGGCTGACGAGCGCCATTCAACGCGGCAAATTCGGCTTTGAAGATTTACGCCGCGTGGCCTTGTCGGTGTTATCGGAAATTGCGGCTGCCGCCATCCGTTCGGGCTTGAATGGGGGCAGTGGCGACGGCGCTGGCAACCTGCTTGGCAGCTTGGCGAGTTTGCTTGGCGCAGCATTGGGTGCGCCGGGCCGTGCGACGGGCGGCCCCGTGTCGCCGGGCCGTGCGTATCGTGTCGGCGAACGCGGGCCTGAGCTGTTTGTCCCCACGAGCAGCGGGCGTATTGAGGCGTCTGCCACGTCTGGCGCGACGACTCATGTGCGGATGACAATCAACGTGTCGGATGCACGCGGCACTGCGCCTGCTGCGCTTGAACGGTCCGCGCGCCATGTCGCACGCGCCGTCCGCCAAGCCCTGGCGCGAGATTGAACCATGGCTTATTGGTTATGCGACAAAAGGCGGCAGCAAAAATCATCGCCCGTCATGCGCTTCGATCCGCGCTTTTGGACCGTGAATTTTCCCCGCCCGATGATGGCGTCTGTGGTGACGACTGGCCCGGAATCCTTGCGTGCGGACGCGGTATTTTATCGCAGTGATGATCTGGCGGGCCTGATCTGGGACAGCGTCGATGCGTGGGACCACCCATTGCTCGCTTATGAAACCAACCGCGATTACCGGCGGCTGACCATTAGTTTCCGGTGGCGATCGCAAGGTATCATGCCGTTAAATGCCGTCAACGGGCCGACGCTGACCATATCTGGCCGCGACGCCAATGGTGCGGCCAAAAGCTGGTATGTGCGGTTGTGGAATTATGCCGTTGGCACGCCGCAGGACGCAGAGATCGTCCTTGATTTTAGCGATCTTTCTGGCGGGTTTTTATTGCCGCAAGAGGGCGACCCTGTGTTCGCTGGCGACATTGACCGGATGTTCATTTCGCTCGTTCCGCCAAGCTATACGGGCCAGGCGGACAGCCTTGCTGCGCCAGCCTCAGCTTGGGTCGAATTGTCCGAAATCCGCTGCGATGGCGCGGGCGTGATGCTCGATACGGGTGATGTGATGATCCCCGAACATGACCTGAAAATGGCAACGGGCTATGATGATGCCTATAACCAGACGCCAGCACGGCTATTGCGGCAAATTCTTGCCTTGGGCTATCGCGGGACGATCAATCATTATGTCGGCATGAGCCATTATTTTCGGTTAGAGCCGCTGGGCAATGCGCATTATGTAAGCCTTTCGGGCGGGGCGTTGAATATGCCTTGCATCGCCTGGCACCGCAGCTTTGCCGCGCAAGCCAAGACTTTTGGGTTCGACCTGATTTTCTCGTTAAGTTATGAATTGTTTGACGCGCATAGCTGGAATGACTGGAAACAACGTGCGGCCAATGGCGACCCGGCGCTGACGGGTTGGGAGCCGCCATCGACATTATTGTCGCCAGCGCATGCAGGCGCGATGAATTACTTGAAGGCGGTTGCGCGGGCCTTTGTTGCGATATTGAAAGACGCCGGATTGCCGGTGAAATTCCAGATTGGCGAGCCGTGGTGGTGGATCATGCCCGACGGGCGGATGTGCCTATATGATGCGGCGGCGACTGCGGCCTTTGGGGCGCTGTCGGTGAGCATAGCAAGCATAAAGGGCCCCAAGACGGCAGCGCAAAAGGCCATGCTGGATCGCGCCGGGGAATTGCTCGCCGCGTCCACGGCATCGATCTGCGATGCCGTGCGGGCGGAAGCCGGGAGCGCAGGCGCGCAGACTTTATTGCTGGTATATTTGCCCACGGTGCTTGACGCCGATGCGCCTGATGCCATGCGCGCGAATGTGCCATTGGACTGGGCCAAGCCTGCGTTCGATGTGTTGCAGCTTGAAGATTATGACTGGGTCATCACGGGCAATCATGGGGCGACGCGGCGGGCGGTTCCGTTGATGGCGACGCGCCTGGGTTATCCTGTCGCGCAGCAGCATTATTTCACCGGTTTCGTCCTTCGCCCCGAAGACAAAGCACAATGGGGCGAAATTGCCTTTGCCGCAGCGCAAAGCCGCGCGCGCGGTGCGGCACAAACTTATGTCTGGGCGCTGCCGCAGGTCGTGCGCGATGGCTTTACTTTTTTTGAACTTGGACAACAGGAGGAC